AATGATACGGCGACCACCCGTTCCTTTTCTAACCCACAAAACACCTCGATCGCTCACGATCAGACTGAATCGCTTTGATTAATTTACAAACGGGAGAGATCCTAAGTGATCCGACCTATTCGGGATTAGGAGGTGTGCAAACTCCACGAATTCACTCAAAACTGACTAATTTACCTTCAAAAGGTCAAGACATGATCGACCTTGCCACCGAACTTGGCATTAACCTCATGGAATGGCAACGCTTTGTCTGCATTCATGGGCATAAAGTGCGTAAGGATGGTCGTTGGGCGCATTCTGAACTTGGTTTGATTATGGCAAGACAGCAAGGCAAGTCCACGCTTATGATGCTTCGGATCTTGACCGGCATGTTTGTCTGGGGTGAAGGATTGCAACTTGCATCAGCTCACAGACTTACAACCTCACTTGAAACATTTAGACAAATCGTTGCCTTGATTGAAGCAAATCCAAAATTGGAAAAGGAAGTAAAGAAAATCCGATGGCAACATGGTGCTGAGGAAATTGAATTGTTTGGCAATAGGCGATTTGTTGTAAAGGCTGCGAACAATGCAGCTAGAGGTTTGAGCAAACCCGAAACGATCCATCTTGATGAGTTGCGTGAATATAAAGATGAGGATGCTTGGTCATCAATGCGGTATTCCATGATGGCTGCAAAAAATCCGCAGGTCTGGGTCTATTCTTCCGCAGGAGATCAGCATTCCGTAATCCTAAACAAATTGCGTGAGAGGGCGTTGGCATCAGCTACAACCAACGATCCGATTGGTTGGTTTGAGTGGAGTGCAGAACCTGATGCTCCGATCTTGCTTCCGTCAGGCGAGATTAATTGGAGTGCATTCGCTCAAGCCAATCCATCATTGGGAATAACAATTCATCCGGATAACTTAAAAGCGGTTATTAATGATCCACCAGATATTGTGCGAACTGAAGTATTGGCTCAATGGGTAGATACAATCAATTCAGCGATTGATGCACAAAAATGGGGATTGTGTCAGACCGAACCAATACCTTTAGATCCTGAGAAAGAAACTTGGTTTGGATTGGATTTAAGTCCGGATCGAAAATTTGGCGCATTAGTCGCAACTCAAAAACTATCAGGAGAAAGATTTAATTTAGTTTTACTACATACTTGGTCAAATGATTATTCAATTAATGATTTAGCGGTTGCAAACGATATTGCACCTTATGTAAGAAAATACAATGTTCAGACTGTCGCTTATTCCAAAAGGACTGCACAAGCTGTAGCAAGTCGGCTAGTTCCTGCTGGAATTCCCATCACAGATATGGATGGGGCGATATATGCTGAAAGTTGTGATCGGTGGTTGGGCGCAATCAATTCCCATCGATTACAGCATGGAGGTCAAGACGAACTGACCCAACAAACACTTTCCGCTGCGAAACTGCCCTATGGGGATGGGTCATGGATCATCGGAAGGCGTGCAAGTCGAGTAGCAGTTTGTGCAGCTGTTGCTTCGGCTTTAGCAACCTATTTTGCGACACAACAAGAAACGGAAATTGATATTCAAGTCGGATAAATTGCATTTATGGTATATTATGTGCTAATGGGATTATTTGATCGTTTTTTGACAAACACCGCAATTATACCAACAGTCGATGTTGCTGCCGCTAATACGCCTTATAATTTGCAGTCAGCTGTTGGCGGATTATTCTATGGCGCACAAACCGCAACTCGTGAACAAGCAATGTCTGTGCCATCTGTTGCAAGAGCACGAAATATAATTTGCTCAACAATTGGATCGCTACCTTTAGAAACTTATAATCATTTTACAAAAGAACATATAGATCCACCAAGAGTAATTATGCAACCAGATCCAAGAATTGCCGGATCTGCAATTTATGCATGGTTGTGTGAGGATTTATTATTCCACGGAATCGGATATGGAATTGTCCTTGACAGCTATGCCGCTTCCGACAATAGTCGAGTTCGTGCGTGGACAAGAGTTGCACCTGATCGAGTGACTTATAACTTAAATGCAAATCAAACCGAAATTATTTCATACATGGTTGACGGAATGCATGTTCCAGCATCAGGTATCGGATCTTTAATTGTATTTAGCGGTTTAGATGAAGGCGTGCTTAATCGTGCCGGTCGAACAATAAGAGCTGCACAAGAATTGGAAAAGGCTGCGGAATTATACGCTAAAGAGCCAGTTCCTACAATGGTGTTAAAATCAAATGGCACAAACCTAACTCCAGAGCGAATCACAAAACTTTTGGAATCATGGAAGGTTGCTAGAAACACAAGAGCAACTGCATTCTTAAATGCTGATGTTGAATTAAACGCTCTTGGCTTTGATCCACAAAAATTGCAATTAAATGAAGCACGCCAATATCTTGCAACAGAAATTGCAAGAGCAGTTGGTATTCCGGCATCATTCTTATCTGCTGAAACTACTAGCATGACATACAGCACGACTGTTATGGAACGCAAAGCACTTATCGATTTCAGTTTGAGAAATGTTATTACGCCAATTGAGCAAAGATTATCGGCTGCTGATTTTGTGCCAAATGGTGTTGAAGTCCGATTTGACATTGATGATTTCTTGAGAGGCTCAGCATTAGAGCGTGCTCAAGTTTATGAAATCCTAAACCGCATCGGCGCAATGAGTGTCGAACAAATCCAAGAGGAAGAGGACTTAATCCGATGAAGATTAATTTCCCAATTACAATAACCGCTGCTGATACGAATAAGCGAACCATATCTGGAACGATAGTTAGCTGGAATGAAGCTGGAAATACATCAGCCGGCAAAACAGTATTTGCTAAAGACAGCATTGATTTTTCAAAGCCTGTTAAATTGTTATTAGAGCATGACAAGACTCGCCCATTGGGTAAGTTAATTGACATTACTGCAAACGATCAAGGTTTAGAAGGCACATTCAAACTTGCAAAAACTTTTGCAGCTGATGATGCTCTTGAGGAAGCAGCCACAGGATTAAGAGATGGATTTTCTGTTGGCGTAATGGTTGATGCATGGGATAACAAAGATGGCGCAATGGTTATTTCAAAAAGTTCTTTACAAGAAGTCAGTTTGGTGTCTGATCCGGCTATTGCCTCAGCGAAAGTTGAATCCGTAGTTGCAACAAATACACCAGAGAATTCCGAAGCAACCGCTGAGGATCAAACAACACAGGAGGACAAAGTGTCTGATATTACTTCAGATGCTCCTATCGCAACCGAAGCGGTAGAAGCTGCAAAGTCTGAGCCTGTGGTCGTAGTGGCAGCTCAGTCTGTTGCCTATACAAAGCCACGCTCACCAATTAATTCAAAAGCAACTTACTTGGAGCATTCAGTTCGTGCTGCATTAGGTTCAGAGGAAAGCCGTCAATATGTAATGGCTGCTGACACAACCGGCACAGTTGCTGGCTTAATTCCAACACCACAATCAACAGAGATCATCAATGGTCTATCAAATGCTGATCGTGGATTAATCGATGCTCTATCTCGTGGCACACTTCCTGCTGCTGGTATGACATTCGAAATTCCTAAAATTACAGCTGTGCCAACAACTGCATTAGAGGCAGAGGCAGCAGCAATCGACACAACCGATATGACTTCATCATTCGTTTCTGTTGATGTTAAAAAATTCGCTGGTGGACAAACATTCTCAGTTGAACTTCTAGATCGTTCATCTCCAGCATTCTTTGATGAATTAGTTCGTCAAATGGAATTTGCTTATGCAAAGACCACAGATTCATATGTTGCAGGAGTTTTAGGATCATCTTGCTCACTTTTGACAGCAACAGCAGATAACACAGCTGCTGGACTTCTATCTTATGTATCAGGTGCTGCTGCATCTGTTTATTCTGGCTCACTTGGATTTGCTCGCAACTTAATTGTTAATAGCACTCAATGGGGCAACATCATGGGCTACAACGACAGCGGTCGCCCAATCTACAACGCATCACAACCACAAAACGCAGGTGGCAATGTAGTTCCTACATCACTTCGTGGAAATGTTGCTGGCTTGGATCTTTATGTTTCTCGCTCACTTGATGGCTACACAACTGGAGATCAGTCAATGATCGTTGTAAATCCAGATGCTTTTACATGGTATGAGAGCCCACGCTTGACACTTCGTTCCGACATTACAGCAACCGGTCAAGTATCTGTTGCCTATTACGGCTACGGCGCACTAGCAGTAAAACTTGCTGGTGGCGGAGTTTGGTTCAACAAGAACTAAATTAGTTTAACTGAGTGCCTAGGGTTGCTCCCGATCCTAGGCATCCATTAAGGGAGTAAGGAGATGACATGCCAACCATAATTACAGCCTCACAGCTGAGAAGCGTGCTTGGCGTGTCGTCTGCTTTATATGATGATACTTATTTGAACCAAATTATTGATACAGCAGAAACTGTTATTCTGCCAATGCTTACAACATTCAAAAGTCCAATTCAAGCGACTTCATTGTCAGACAATGTTGCTACATTTACCACACTAGGAATTCATGAATTTACCGAAGGACAATCAGTTGTCATCACAGGATGCGGAAGCCCTTACAACGGAACAAGAGCTGTGTTGGCAGATAATCTTGGACAATATACCTTTTCGCAATCGATCACTAATGCCGACATACTCGAGGCTAATGTCATCCCATCCGGAGTTGCTGCCCTTTCTGGCGGATCAACTTATGTTGGAAATGCAGCTGTTCAATCAGCCGTCTACACAGTTTCAGTTGAAGTTTTCCAAGCAAGACTTGCCGGTGGAGGACAAATCGAAGGAGTAGATTTTACAGCAACACCTTTTCGAATGGGTCGATCACTTTTCAATAAGTGCGTTGGTTTGTTGGGATCATATATTGATCCTGAAAGCATGTGTCAATAAATGCCTAACGAAACAATTCTCCAACAAATCCGAACACCTTTAGCAACTGCTTTATCTAGCGTTGCAGGAAATGTTTATTCATTTGTGCCTGAAACAGTAATTCCACCAGCTGTGGTAGTCGTTCCTGATTCACCATACTTAGAATTTGAAACAATAAGCAAAAGCAATATCAGAGCCAAGATAAATTTCACTATTTCAGTTGCGGTTGCCTATAACAGCAATCCAGCATCGCTCGACAATATCGAGCAATTAATCATAAGTGTTCTGGCAGTCATTCCAGTTGGATACATTGTCAGCTCGGTTGAAAGACCGACAGTTACCCAAGTTGGTGCAAGCACGCTGCTAATCGCAGATGTAAGAGTGTCTACCTACTACACACAAACAATATAAGGAGAAATCATGGCAACAGTCGTAATTACCGGTCGTGATGTTGGTTTATCTTTCACAGGTGGAACAGATATTCAAGCACAGGCGACAAACGCAGTTCTAACCAAGGTCAATGAGCGTCAGGTTTATCAGACCATGGAAGGCGAGGCTTACAAGACCACAAACATTTCAGGAACATTCCAATTGGATATGTTGGCTGATTGGGGCAAGGCAAATTCAGTTTGTGAGGCTCTATGGACAGCTGCTGAAAGCGCACCAGATACAGATATCAGCATGACACTCACAGCTGCATCCGGAGCACAATTTGTGTTTCCAGTAAAGCCTGAGTTTCCAACCGCAGGTGGTTCAGGTGTTGATGCTCAGACAGTATCATTCACATTCACAGTATCTAAGGGCGCAGTAACCGAAACCTTTAGTTAAAAAATAAAACGGGAGCAAACAAATGAAGTTACCAATTACAATTGAATATAACTCAGGTG